CTATTGCTAAAATTCAAATTCCTTTAACTCAAAACGATTAGACTTATTTTTTGCCCAGCCGTGGACAATGACACGCCACCCTGACCGTAGCATTTCAGGCAATGCTTCGCTTGCTTCAATTTTTTTGATGCGAGCAGACATATTGCTTTTGCTAGTTACTTGCACGGCTAACGTTTCACCGTTGCCAATTGCTAGTATGTCTATACAGCCAAACAGGTCTTTTTTGCGTTTGGTGAAGTGGTTGTACGACTCAACCGTTGCTACTACACAACCTTGCTTTCGTAAATAATCAACAGAACGAGCGTGTAAAGTGTTAGCCATGATTTGCAAATTCTCCGTGATGTTTAATTCTTGTAAGCATTGCAATTGTTTCAGCTATGTCTTTATGAACGTAATATCCATAAAATAACTTTTTGTAATTGACCATAATTTGAACTGACCATTTTTGGTTGGGTTTATAAAAAAAAACGCCTTTAACTCCAGAAAGGTTTGATTGTTTTCTTTTTGAATTACAAGAATTTTGTGAGGGAGTTGCAGCTCTTAAATTTGATATGCAGTTGTTTAATTTATTTCCGTCAATATGGTCTATATATTTTGGCAAAGAACCATAGTGCATTAGCCATATGACCCTGTGTGCAAACATTAGTTTTTTTTGTATGCGAACAACTTTATATCCAGCTGTATTTATGCAACCAACTTCATCTCCTATGTTTTTTTTAAGTGTTTTAATTTTGTTTAAAAGTTTTCCATCTTTGTACTCTAACCTTTTTTTAATTTCGTCTTGATTCATTGTTTGACCTTTTGATGTAATTCCACATTAGCTGTCTGATAGCCTAGTTTGCGTAGGTGTGCGACTGTTCGTTGGCTAGGTGTCATGATAGATTCTCAACTAGGTTAATGCGTTCGCCTATCCATTTCATAACTGGCACAGCCATTGAGTTGCCAAGGGCTTTGTATCTTGGCCCATCAGGTGTTGGCTTGCCTTTTGGTTGAATGTCTGTGTAATTGTCAGGGAAACCTTGCAAACGTTCTGTTTCTTTACAAGTTAACTTACGCACTTTTTTTTGCTGCACTAATGGTACATTATTACCACCTGTGCCCCATCTGCTTGTTACCGTAGGGCATATTTTTACTTGTTTAATTCTGCTGTCTGTTCCATGATTTTCATAAACAATGCTTGCGTCAATTTTTGTGGAATCATTTTTTTTTGTTTTTTCGCTCTTCTTAGTATCCCTGCACAGGCTTTCTCGCTCAAAAAGAACCGCTGCGGCACGTTGCCAATTTCCAAAACATCCGACAACAAACACACGTCTTCTGCGCTGTGCGACTCCGAAGTACTGAGCGTCAAGCACTCTGTAGGCGAACCCATACCCGAGTTCTGCCACCGCCCCGAGGAAGCTACCAAAATCCCGTCCTCCTCCCGATGACAAGACACCGGGGACGTTTTCCCAGACAAACCACTTGGGCTTAAAGTGGTCAAGAATTCCACAATAGGTGAGGGCAAGGTTGCCCCTTGGGTCTGCCATACCCTTTCTAAGTCCTGCGACTGAGAACGACTGGCAGGGTGTTCCACCGACCAAAAGGTCAATTGTTCCAATGTCCCACTCCTTAAATTTTGTCATGTCACCATAGTTGGTAACGTTTGGGTAATGATGGGCAAGCACTTGGCTAGGAAACTTTTCAATCTCAGAGAACCCTGCTGGTTGCCAACCTAACCCGTGCCAGGCTACTGTTGCAGCCTCTATGCCTGAACAGACGCTTAAATATCTCATTTTTTATTTTTTCTATCTTTTGTAGTAATGCTTACAATTTTTGGCTGGCACTGCGCACGCTTAGCAGCTTCCTGCATAGCACGATCCATTATTAATGGTCTATTTATAACCAGTCTTTGCTCTGGTAGCTTTTCTTCGCTCATGTCACCAACGCAGCTTTAATTACTGCATCTTTGAACGCAGGAAAGTGTGGATAATCATCTGCGCTGATTCCTATCTCTTTACCCTTGGCTTCTATCCCTGCAGCTGTCTCATGCCATGCACGCCCAGCAAAAACCCCTGGCAGCTGTACTTCCACTTCATCATCCCAACGCTCTTGTCTCAACCACGTAGCTGGGTACGGTATAAACTTGCCTTCATCTTTGCGCCACTGGTCTGTTTTGCATTGATTCTGTATCGCTTCAATAATGGTTCTCATGTCTGGTCGTATAGACGCAGTTTGCTCCCAAGCTTTCCTAGCGTCCCCTTTTGCACGCTTGTTCGGGTAGTTTCCCCAAAATAATGTGAAATCATCCATTTTTATATGCCTCCATGTAACCAAGTTCGAACGCTTTGCGAATAGTAAAAATATGTAATGAGTCAATATTTTCTTTGCATAACCTTTCTGCGGCTTCCACTGCCTTAAGTCTTGCAGCAACCATTTTGCAATTATGCAACTGCAGCTCAGCCGCAGCCCATTCTTCGTCTTCAGTCATCTTATAGCCTTTTGGGTTGTTCTATAGAGCATTTCAAAAACCTCTTCAGCACCAGCCTTAATTAACTGATAGTCATTTAATGGCGCTGATAACAAGTTAAAGCCAGGATAAACATACGCCTCATACTTAGCGTGTTTTACATACAATATACCATTTAGACTAAAGCACCTTGTTTTAAATTTCTCAGCATCATTTATTATCATTTTGTTCATTTCTATCACCTTGTGTTTGTAACCAACTTTTGTATTCTGCAACCATGTATTTGCGATCAAGCCTGCAAGCTCTATGCAGATAACCCAACATATTTTGAGCTTGCAATTGGCTTGGTCGCGTACTGTGAATTAACCTTGACCTGCATCCAGAGCACTTATTGTTGTATGTATTAACATTTAATTTGCAAAATGCGCAATTTTCCATTATTGTGTAATTGTCTTTGTTTTATTTATCTCCTTGGGTTTAACCGCCCATTGCCCCACTTCGGTGGGGTTTTTTTTCTGCACATATTTATAAAACTCCCATTTCTGCAGATACGCTGGGCTTTCAGATGGTGGCACAAACCCGTGCTTGCGCCATGTGCTCATAACATCAGTTGTATTTTCCATGATCAAAACGGACAATCTTCAGACATAGCCTGCAGCTCTACTGGCTTTGGCTGTTCGTAACTTGGCTTTTCAGCTTTTGTTTCTACATTCTTTCCAGTAAATTCCATTTCTTGCAATACACCTTGCATACTCACAGCTTCGCTGCCATCTTTCGCAGTAAATTTGTTAATGTTTACATCAGCAATTTCTACATAAATTAGTTGCCCTTTGATTAAATGTGGTGCTACAGCTTCTGCTCGTTTGCCAAACATGGTTGCTCTTACCCATTGTGTTGCCTTTTCTTTGCCATGGCTGTACGCAAGACTAAGCTGAAGCACTGCCATGTTGCTACTGGTGTACCGCAGCTCTGGCTCGTTACCAATCCGTGCTAATCCGATCAATTTCATACTTCCTCCTGTGTAATTTTGTCAAACATTTCATCTACTTCCCATAAAAACTGCATTGCTTGGCTTTCTACTTGGCTAATGTCAGCCTCTGTCGGCTCAAACAGTTTAATAAATAGCTGCCTAGATTTTGGCATACGTGGGTCAAAAGATACAAACCACACAGCCCTGCCCGTGCACGCAGCTTGTACCGTCATTTGCGGTTTATGCTGCTCTGGTACGCAATCATCTAATATCCAGCTTAAGTGTGTGGTGCTTTTTGGGCACTTAAATTCCACACAGCGCCCATCAGACACTAACCCATCTGGGCTGGCGCCAAAGTGCTCAATCGCAGGATGATCTACAAACCCAACATCCGTAACCTTCAAACCTGTTTTAGCCTCAAATGCTTCTTTTGCCATAGGTTCCTTGTCCAGCCCCCATTGCATTTCAGTTGTAACGTACTTCTGTAAGATGTTATCAGTCAACCGTTCGGCAAGAATTTCTACTTTCAGGTCTTTTCTTGCAGCTGCTTCATTACCATTTTTAAGGTAGGACATAGCTGCAGCCATCCTACTCGCTGTCAGCTTTCCTGTTCTGGCACTAAACCACGCACCAGTTCCCTGTAATTTATTTTCCTCTCTCATTCTTTGCCCTTTAAGTTTTCGCCAAGCTGCGCAACAATTGGTTTGATAGAGTCGCGTTCTTGCTTTGTTAATGTTGACCATATTTGCTTAAGTTCATCAGACGTTTTTGCTAACGACACAATATTTACCAGCTCTTCATGCGTCCTTGGTTGCGGTTCTGGCTCGACTGGAACATCTTCACCAGCATAGATATATAAACCAAGCCCGTGGCACGCAATGGCTTTTACAAGGCAGCGCATCATGTTCTTGTTAACCTGAAACGCATCTGGCTGCTTGATAGCTTGGTTACGGTGATCCATTACCGGTAAATGCATAGTCAGTGGTTTGCCAAACGCAGTAACCGTGCAGCTGACCATCATAGATTCGCCATACATCTCAGGTCTATGAAACGTCCAGTTAGCTTCTGAATCAGCACGCATCAGCTGGTCAACTGCCCATGCCCAAGACAAGTAAGACAAGTTCTGCTTCTTTTCTACATATTTGCTTACATCAATCTTTGCTAGTTTTTCAAAGTTATTCATATTATTCTCAAATAAATAGTGATAATAAAATTGCTGTTGCACCTAGTGCTGTTGCTAATATGTCCCAGCCAATATTTTTAGGTTGTAAGCTTTTTAACCAAACTTGGCGGTTCATTGTGTTGTGGTCAATCATTTCATCATCCTATAACGTGCGTAGCGCATTTTGCCGTCCTCGATCATTTCAGTAGCAATGTTAAAACCATGCCCCCGCAGCCTAAAAACAATGTCTGCTAACCGAGTAGCGCGAAAATTCTGTATTGCTTGCCAGCTGGTTATTGTGTTACCTTTTTTTAGGTGAGCTAGCACTTTTGCTGTCTTGTTCATCATGCCTCCAATAAATTGATTTTCAAGTTGTTCCTGCTCTTCTAACTGTAATTGGTGAAATTCTGCTTCAGTCATTTATTCCTCCTGATAATCTGAACTATTTGTGACATCCGTCACAAAAACATCATCAGGTTCGCTTGTATCAATCACATCCCAATCTTTTGAAGACATGGCGTTATCAAACGCATCATCTTCGTCCCAGCCACAAACCATGACTTCAACAGTCTGCACCCGTGTAGCTCGCACAATGTATCTGTTCATGATTTATCCTTAAGCAATTGTTCAATTTGACGTGCAAACACTTTCATGCCTGACTCTGTGACGTACAGTGCGTGTACAGTACTGGCTTCAATAGTGACTCTACGCAATAGCGTGTCAATCTCAGCATCAGTAATGGTTTGCAATTTGCTCGCTGATTCCCAGCCCGATTTAAATATTCGGTACGCAGGGTCTTTAGGGGTGAGGTTAAACTCACCGTACAGCTCGTTAAACTTTCTTTCTATTTCACTCATGTTGTATCTCCGTTTTTCTCTGGTCGGGAGTTGCTTGACCATGTAAACAGTATACATCTAACAATCTGCTTGTAAACAGTTTTTTTAATTATTTTTATTAGGACATACCCTAATATGTTGTTTTTTTATTAATTAGGTTATACTGAGTATGTTGCTAGCAGATGCGACATAGACCATTTAGGTCTGTTTCTTACCATAGGGCGTCAATCTTGTGGTCTGCTAGGAAACAGAACCTAAATGGTTTTGTTTTTGCAACCGCCAGACTGTCGGGTTAATAGACGGCAGGGTTTGGGGATAAGTCGCTACTGTGGGGTTAGGTGTGAGACAGCGACAAGGGTGGCGAAGTTAGTGCCCTTACACCGAAAGACTGACGGGTTACGTG